TATCCATAACTGCTGTTGAAGCAAACACTGTTGCAGTGATTGACTTAGCAGATACCTTGTTACCAAATGTATCTGTTGCAGTTACTGAGATGTCTTGCTTTGTACCAGCAGCACCAGCAGTAGGAGCAGATACTGTAAGAGTATTAATCTTACCAGCAGTTCCCTGTACATAGTATGTAAGTGTTGTACCCTGATTTGTGATTACAACTGTACCAATTGCTGTTGTCTTTGTGTAGACATAGAATGTTGCTGTTGTTCCTGTACCAGTTGCAATTGTCAAGGATGATGATCCTGATGTTGCTCCTACTGGTGCAGCAGTTGTGTGTAGTGCAGACACGATTGTTGCATTTGTTGCTACGACTGAAACGCTTGTTCCAACATCAACTGTTGCAACAAACTTTAGTGCGTCAGCAGCATCAACTGAGTTATCTGCAGGGACTGGCAATGATGCAGGCGTTGCGATTGCTGAGTTTGTAGTATTTGCTACAGAATCAAGCGATACAGCGACTGTCATTACAGCAGCGTTTGCAGGCGTTGCTACGATTGTGCCCAAAGTCATGGCTGCAACCATGGCTAGTGCGATTTTCTTGAATGAATTCATTCGGTATTTCTCCTTATTTATAGTAGATTAAATCTATCCAGATAGTCTTTTACATCATCTGGCATAGGTTTATAGTGTATCACATTGTCCTTACCCATGTCAACCTGCTTAGGTCGATCACTAATAGTATGAACTTCTACGACCATATTCTGATCCTTTGGGGTATGTGATATTGCCCCAAATATTGCTCCACACACAGCATCAGCCAAGTCCTTTGACTTTTTTCGTGGGTGGTCAACTCTGTTATTTTTCATAATCTTTAATTGGGTTAGTTCATCAAAGAGTAATTCAATTGCTGGCATAGCAAGTCTTTCCTCATATACAAGCATAGCCATATCTTCATAATGTTTTTTAGCAACAGAAACAGTATCGGTTCTCATTCCTACTTGCTTTAATTCATTTTGAATGTCAAACGATTGCCAACGGTCAAATGAAACCATACCGATGTTAAAACCAATTCTGCGAAGATTCTGAATCCACTGCTTAACTTCTGAAAGATTTACTGGTCCCTCAATCTTTGGTTCCCACCAGGCAACTGTATCTACTACCACTATTGGTGCTACCTGTTCGTAGTTATTAATTACTTGTATGTTTACCCATTTATCTACGTGAGCAATTGCCACAGCACATTTATCATGCTTCTGTGCAAGGTCAGCATGTACATAATAAACTTTGTCTGGGTCTGGTTTAAATGACTCATCAAACCTTCTAAAATTATCTACTGGGTTGTGTAGTGTCATGCATTTTCTTACTTTGTCTACTTGCTTAAAAAATGCATCAGAGGCAAAAGTTGGAACACATGCAAAACGCATCATAGCATCCCCAAGATCTGTCATAAAAGCAATCATAAAATCATCAATTTTTCGTGTTGGGTTTACTTCCCAAGTTGGTCTTTTTAATGCAAATACTCCTGGGTATTTGTATGACATAATATGATCTTCTTCCCAGGAAATTTCAAAAGTATTATCTGGACTATCTTCGGGAAGAAGTGGATTAATTGTAAACTTATGTGTTCTTTCTATTACTTCTTTTTCAGCAATGACATCGTCATATTTTTCTGAAATATAATCTCCTGGATATCTTGGGAAAGAAAGTAGAACAACCTTTCCAAGGTCAGGAAAACGTGAGTCTACCGATCCACGAAATGCTTTATAGATATTGTCAGCAGTCTTTCCCTGTTCGTTTCCAGTATTAACCTCAGATGCGAACCCTGAAATCTCATCAAGCACTGCAAGAAGAAGGTTTAAACCCTCATGCGACTCACGCTCAGAGTGTCCAGAGTAAACAGTAATTGATTTATCAAACTCAATTGAGTCAGCCTTTGCATAATACTTTCCTATAAACCAAGGGGACCTTTCAATCTTAGATTTAAAACCTTTAAAGAAAACATTTTTTGCTTGTTGTGCGTTAATAGCAACGTTAATAAGATCAATAGCATCTCCAGAGGGCTTACCAAAATACTTTGCTGGGTCTTTCAAGCATAGTAGTTTATATACAATGTATGCACAGGCTACCGTTGATACAAAGTCTTTTCCAGATCCCTTGCCAAGTTGCAAAATAATTTCATTTTTTGTGTATTTATTATAATACTGAGTACCCTTCTCTTCACCAAGCATATTGACTACATCTTCTTTGCGATAAATCTGGCTCATCGCCTCAACGATATCGTACTGAATATCAGACAAAGGTGGTTGACCAAGATAGTCTTCTCCCTCAACAAATGTTCTAGCGTCTACTGGCACCTCATTAAAGTGATCGTCTTGTAGTGCCTCTAAGAACTCATTGAACATCGTGGACAACTGTAATCACCTCGTTGTCTTTTGCAAATGAAGATAGCCTACGCATAATTTCGTCACGAACCTGTGGGTATTCAGATGCAATATCTTTTAATATAAGAACAAGAACTTCTTGACGACGCTCAATCTCCATCATCTCTTCTGCGAGTTCTTTGTTTTCAAGCAGTCCAGCCTTCTGTAACATATCAATGCGTTTAGACTCAATATCCATAACAAGTTTGATTGCAGCAGTCTTTGCGCTAAGATTATTTGTCATTGATGCTTCATCAATAACTTCGTATGTACGTGAAACAAGTTTGCTATAGTGTGTGTCAGCAGCAGCAAGTGCCTCTTTAGCACGAGCACGGATAGCATCATTAGCAGATGCCATGACTTTCCACTCGTTAATAAGTGTTACAACTTTTTGTCTTGGTATCGCAAGTTGCTTTGAAATTACCGTAGGATCATTACCCTTTAAGTATTCTTCTACAACCTGATTTACTTGATCAAGGTGCTTTACTAAATCATCTTCAGTTGACATACTTACCTTCAAGCCTATTGATTTCATCTTTAATATAAAAGATAGCCTTCTCTAAATCCTGTATAGTCTTTGCTTCATCCTTAAGACCTGCTCGCCACAAATATTTAAATGCATTACCAATATTAAAATTACGATGGCGAGTTATCTCAATGCACTCAATACCAGATGGGTCTGATGTGTAGTGCAATGGATTATTTACTTGGTCAACGGTTATGTTTAGATTATCACTCATAAGATTCCTCTTCATCAGGTTCCCAATCAAATGCTTCTGGAATGCCCTTTAGTGCAGCAAACGCAAAAGCAAAACCAACAGTGCCTGCTATAGCAATTGCTACTAATGCTTTCTCAAATTTATTCATCGTTTTGATCTCCTTAATCCAAACTTAGCAAGGTAAACATATATAGTCTCTAAAGAGCATCCACATTCCTTTGCAATCTCCTCTGGAGTCTTCTTATCCATAAGATATCTCTTACGCATAAAGACTTCTGATGTATATAGTTTAGCAGCCATAGCCCTATTTGTCAATTCCTGATTCAAAAATATCATAGTTATAGGCATTTGAATCTTCTAATACCCACTTATCATAACTCTCAACATCCCACTTATTCGTATTTACAAGCCTGTGAAGCAATAGGCTTTGCTTTGTTACAAACGATGGCTCGTATAGTTTGACCCTATTGTTAGGCTGTATCGCAAAGTTGCCGTCATCTCTTTGAATTACATGCCCACACTTATGCTGCCCTGGGTTCTCAGAATATCCATCATCTAAAACATTTGAATCTGGATTATGCCAATCAAGCGTAAACAGATACTTGCCAGGAACACTTTCCCTTTCTCTATTAAGATAAGACATTCTCATGTTAACTAAGTTTTGAAATTTAGTTACAGCAACATTTGGAGAAAATGAATTCCACAGGACAAGGTTGTAGATAGGCTCTTCTGGAACTCCTGGCTTTGTGCAGAAAGCATTTATTGGCATTCTCCACCACAATCCTCCATCTTCCATCAAGAAATGAAACAACGGGCTTCTTCCTTTAATGCTTGATACTCCAAAGATAACACATGGGAAGTATTGGTCATGACTATCTTCTTGATCTCTTAAAAAGTTTCCACGAACATAGCATTCTATTGGCGGTATGTTTGCATTTAATTCTGGCATTATATATTTTCCCCTATCGCTTTGTTCCAATTTTTTAATGCCCAGTGGCCAATCCCACAAGCATCTGCTATATCGTTATCGGTAATTGTTCTGTCATAGTTAATATTAATAAAGTTAATTGTTCTTTGCTTTCTTAGTTCTCTTTCGTGTGTCTTAAGCCATGAGTCTGACTTCCCTGGATTTTGTGCTTTAATAAATAGTTTTTCATCTTTAGAGATCTTCTTGTTGCCAATAAAATTTTGCCAAGTAATTGGGGCAACCTTCCCTATAACTTTAGTACCAGTCTGACCTGCTGAACCAAGAATAGCACCTTGAACTAATGCCAAGTCTGCTGCTGTCTTAGGGCTGTTCATAAATACTGTATGCTCAATTACAATTGCCTCAAACCCACCGTACATATCAAGAAAAGCCTTTACTTTTTGTCCAGCATCCATAACCTTCTCATATGTATCCTTGCCCTTAAAAGTAATCTTTCCTACTGATTCTAAAGTTTTTTGTTGTGTATCAAAAATAGCAAAGGCAAGACTATTAGTGCTTGCATCAATAGCACAAATAGTTTTTGGAAGTTTAGTTCCTATTGCCTCTGCTAGTTTCACTTTAGATTGTCCTTAATTTCTTTTAACGCTTTTGCTACATCAGATGGATTAACATTGCACTTTACGCAAAGAGGATCGTCGTTGTATATTGATAAAGCCTCTTTGCACGATTTACAATTTCTTTCCTTGCCTATTCTTTTTTGTCGTCTAGAAACCATATACCTTGCAGCGATCTTTTCTTTTGTTGAAAGTTCTCTGCACTCTGGCGAGCAGTATATTTGATATGTTATATCTGTTTTGAACTGGCTATCACACCATTGACAATGCTTCATCTATAGGCTCCAAGGACTTTAGTTTAAAGACTCCTGGACCAGCATCTGCACAAGCCTTTTTAATAGGACATGATTTGCAAATTTTTGAATTGGAGCGATAGTTCTTTTCAGGCAGAGTTCTGTCGACCCATGCCTTACGAACTGATCTCATCCATTCAAACGTCTGGTCTACCCACCGACGATAATAATCATTTACTTCTACTGGAAGAATAAGCAACTCGTGATTGTTTTTATTTTCATAAATAAGAACTGCTTTAGGCTTCTTAAGAATTTTCATATATATAAGTAACTGAACTAAGTGACCAGTCTTTGGTTTCATGTGAGCCTTACGGTACTCGAAACCTTCATTCATCATTGTCTTAATTTCACCAAGGAGTTCTTCTCCCTGCCAGTTAACAATAACATCTCCATAGCCAAAAATTGGTGGATCGTTATTTGTTATTTTAAATTCTGAATCAACAAGGAAATCTGGAACATTACCCATTGCTTCTTGGATTCTTTCGTGAGACTTAGTTCCTGCAGTCATGTTGGCTGCGCTGTATGGTGTTGCATCATCTTCAAACATCTGTCCGTCAAATGCAAGGTACCAGTATCTTGGACACTCTCCGTGACCATAAGCAATAGTTGATGGCGCAAAGGTCTTCTTCTGAGTCTGCTTGTCAATTCGATTAACAATGTATCCAGATTGAATCTTTTCAGTCAGCCCAGCAGCATCTACTGGGTGGATTGGCGCTTTCTCTTGCTTAACCATAATCTGTTGTAATAAACTTTTTGTCATATTTTACTCGTTTCTATTAGTATAAGTATAGCATATCAGCGTGTAATATACTTTAATGCAGATACTAAATTGTTTAACGACTCTGCTGCCGTGTAATAAAGATTCTTCTTCCCACGATCTGACTTGTCAACATTTGCCATCCAAGTTGCTTTAAAAGCCATCTTAGCAGCAATTGCCTGTAGTCTTACAATCTCTACGTGAGCAACATTGATTGGGATGTCTGGCTTTATAATTAGTTTAGCAATCATTGTGAGCGCAACTGTAAGTTCTTCATCTTGCATATAGTCTGCAATCTCTGCCAAACCATTAACCATATCTATTGTTGTTCCTTGTTGTTCCATTATTCCTCCACTAGATCTTCTAATATACTCATCTCAATTATAGCAAGTCTTACCTTAGAGTTACCCTCGCCCAGTACGACAACAATCGCTGGGTCTTTACCGTTCTTCATAGCATCAGTCGTAGCCTTTGCCCAAACCTCTTTATTTAAAGTAAAAGATTTTCCAACCTCTTTAAAGTCTACGACAAAGTTTTTCCAGGAGGCATCTCCCTTTTGAGTATTGCGACCAGAGTTTTTGTGCTGCTTAGCACCTATCCTCTTAGACTCACTTTTCTCTGTCATTACCCTTGTATTTCTGCTTTCCAAACTTGACTGTGCTTAAATGTTTTGCTGGACACATCCAGGTCATTGTCTTTGTCTCAGCGTAAAGCCTTAAAGATTTAACCTCTACTTTGCACTCGTGACAAACAAACTTTCCGTTATATACTGTATAACTAGGCATTTAGTTTAGCCTTGATTGATTCTTGCAAATCAAGATCCTCTCTTACACGATTAACAAATGCCTCTTTACCTTGGACCTTTGAGCCGTCAGGAAGTATGTACCAAGCACCTGTGCGTTCTACAATGCCATTTAGTTCAGCAGTAGTAACAAGATCGCCGATGGTGTCAAGACCAATATCATCACCTCTAAAATAAAAATCATACTCGCCAGATTGAAACCCTGGAGAGGTTTTTGAGAACTGAAGTTCCCACTTAATAGTTCTACCAATTTTTTCTTCAATTAATTTATCTCCTACCTTGATCTTGCCTTTAATTGCTTGATTGTCTGACTCTGAAGAAAAGAGTTTAACAATACATGAGGAATAAAACTTAGTAGCCTGACCACCAGAAGGCTGCTGGCTAGTATACATAGCATT